AGGGTCTTGATGATTCATATAAGTTGAGTCATCTAAATTATAATGACAAGTTGCATATTTAATTAATCTTCTACATTTTAACATTAATATCTTTTTCTCTTCAACATTAATTTTCTGTGTATTACTTGGTTTATTAAAATAACCAATCAATTGTGTTAAATTCTTAATCTTTTCATTATAAGTGCAATTCAAAGAATATAAATCAAAATTATCAATTATTTCTTTTTTAGTTAATCTTAAATCAATATATATATCCAAACTTTTGAATATCTTAACGATATCTTTCTTGGTATGAGTTTTATGAAAAAACATTTAATATAATATATATTTTATTTTTAGTTTTATTTTACATATTAACTTGATTCTTCTTGCGGTTTCTTAACGTATGAATCCAATGCAACTTCTTTACTATGACCCATCACTTTATTATCTTTCTCCAATTCTTCTTTCATATCTCCATACTTACTTGATAAATATATTTTTCTTAGAAGGGTCGTGGATATTTTTTTACCGTCCATATATTTCATAGAATATTTTGTTAAGAATTGAGTTAATCCATTTCTTGTAATTGGTTTACCAGTTGAAGTTGTAAATAAAACTCCCATACCATTTATCTTAAGATAATATCTTAATAACTTTTTTAAATCTTTTGGTAGATCTATTTTTAACTCTTCATATTTTTTTGATGTTTTATATTTATTCAGTACAAAAAACATATTGTTTTTCTCAATCACAAGATAATTCTTTGCTTTCTTATCTTCTTCACTTAATTTATTATATACTCTTTTTTGAATTGCTTCTGCTCCACTCATATCATTTCTCATAGGCAATCTTGCATAAATATTAAATAAAATATATGCTTGAAGTAATGATTTATCTTTAGGAGTTAAAGATTCTTTTTTCTTAATTGGTTTTAATTCTTCACCCATTTTATTTATCTTCTTATATAATTCTTCAATTGTTGTAAAATTTGCAGATTGCTTATCACTAATAATACCACTCTTTTGATCTTCAGTATATTTATCATTAAATTCATCTCTAATTTTACCATATTTTTCAAGTAATTCATCAAACTTTTTATCATGATTTAAAGCCATTAATAATACAATTATTGCATTCAAATGATTTCTTTGACTTGTATAATGTAAATTTTTAATTTTATCCATTACATTATCGCTATCACTTAGAAAATTATAATCTTCTGAATCAAATAACTTCTTTAATTTATTCAAGTTTGTTTGATATTGTTTAACAGTATTTGGTTTTAAATTAGGTCTTGCTTTGGTGATTTCTTCACTGGGATTTGTTGTTACTATTTTCATATTTATAGTATAACAATAGATTTAATTTTAAAATAAAGAACTTATAAAAATAATTAGGCGAAGTAGCAAGAAAAGTGTCCGTTTTCAATTGTCGCAATTTTGAGTAATTCTAAGTAGCAACGGAGAGTATAGGTAGACGCATCAAGTGTGTTTTTATAAATAAGATCAATACCCTTATTGTTAATTCTTTCTCCTCTATTGGGGCGAACCGAAACCCAATTGAAATTGCCTCCAAGACCATCCGCCGACGCAGATTGATTGTGACCCTCAAAAGTATCAGTAGTAAGGGTTGCAGCCATCTCACGACCCCACTCTTGACGAGAGATCATAGGCACTTGACCCTCTGCTTGATGAGTTGTATGAAATAAGAGTGCATTATTACTGCGGTCAACATTAAATTCAAAACGATCATTATATCTTACATTTACACTTAGTTCACTACCCGCAGTTGGGGCAGACGATTTGGATTGACCGTTTAATAGAGATTCAGCAATATAATCACGAGTATCTTGGACTCCAAAAAATACTTTTGAAACTAACCTACCATTACCTCCAACGGGGAATGTAAGGTCTGTAAAAGCAGTTTGTGCTCCAGTCCTCTTGGCTAAACGATAATCAACATAATTAAAAGATAAGGTTTTGTTTTGCTCTGCATATTTTCTCATTACTTCTCCATCATATGAAATACTATCATAGAGTAATTTAACTTCACCTTCATTGATTAAATATTCAACGCCATTATTCGCACCAGTCTCACTCTTACACATACGGAGAGATTCAACACCACCCGATAGAGATGAGGTTTTATCAGTAAAAGTTAAATCAATATGAATCTCATCATCAATTAAATTGCAAGGTAATTGATTATATTTGAGGAAAGGGAAAAGGTCGGATAAGTATATAGAATATACTGGGGCTTCGGTAATAGATTGTGCCGATGTGCCGTCGTGTTGCTGGAAAGGTAGAAGTTCAAAAGCACCAGCACCAGTCGTAGTATTGACAACTGGATTACGTCCATTAGATAATCCATAAGTAGCAGCAGAATTAGGAGGGATATCAGTGATATCAGCAACGGCACGGCACTGAGGAATCATATCATGATTTATAAGTCTTTGAGATAAATATTGTTCTCTTTCTTTATTATTTTCATTTGTAATGAAAAGAGACTGGTAACTATGAAATGATGCAAAATCATCAACAGAGCAAACGACTTGGGAACCTATAGTAAGAGTTGCTGTACGGATTAAATTTGCAACGCCAATTGATACTGGATAGAAAGCAGATGCTGTAGTAAGAGGAGTTACAGCAAGGGTAATTTTAGAATTGGAATGAAGGAATCCCGATACTCTTTGAAGGGTAAATCTGCAACGGTTTTGGTTAAACGTTACTGGATCAATAATATCTGTGGTTAAAGTTTGTCCGTATGAACTGGGGATTTCACCAATTTTAATAAGGTCGGGGATTCTTGATTCACTTACTTTTTCGTCAGAACTCATTTATATATTATAATATATAAAATTTGAGATTCAGATATAAATTAAAAAATATATGAATAAAAAAAAATGCTTAAGTTTGTTATTAATTTAGATCGGTCAAAAGATAGATGGAACTTTTATAAAAATAGTGATTATGAAAAATGGTCTGCAACAGATTATAAAGATTTAAATGATAATAATCCAATATTTATTCGTATGCTCTCATATTATAATATTAATCCAATAGAACATAAAGCAAAATGTGCTTGTTTTTTGAGTCATACAAATATTTGGAGATATATAATTGCAAATAATTTAAAAGATATCTTAATATTAGAAGATGATGCAGAACCAACTAAAGATATACCAAATATAGATTTACCACAAGATGGGTTTACATATTTAGGAGGATATTTTTATAATGTTAAAATGGTTGATGGTGCTTATAAAGGTGATACAAATTCAATTAATGGTTTAAATAAAATAGATAAATCAAAATTTAGAATGATGATGAATTTAGCATATTATATACCAAATGCAAAAGTAGCACAAGTAATGTTAGATTATGTAATAAATTTAAAAAGGTACAGAGCCATAGATACTTTAATGTTACATATACCTTGCAATCAATATTACTTATATCCAGCAATATTTATTGAAAAAAAGATAACTTCTACAATTAGAAAAAATAAAAAGAAATATTCAAATGAATATTATAAATTAATATGAAGTTGGATTCTACATTACAACTTGCACACCACTATCATTATAGGCAACAGTTACTTTAGACTTAATAAATAAGTATGCAGAAACGGGATTACCATCTTCTAAACCATTAGTCATTTGAATAGAAAATTGAGAATTTTGGAAATCAACACCCTCACTATCAAGCATATCATATAATACACCAACGCCCCAAGACGCCCCACCACTCGGCATGTATCTATAACCAGTTGTTGCAGATTCATCTACTGTATAATTACGGTTAGAATTGAGAGGAGATATAGAGGTGCGGTTGTGTTGACTTTCGGGGATAATGGAAGACATAAAAGTCTTAATAACTTGCGAATCTACAACCGTTGTAAGATTGGTAGATTTATAAACGGATTGGGTTTCAAAAGCATGTGGGAATCTTTCACCATTTTTGAGGAAACTGATGGTATCAAGATTGGCTAATGATCCATCTGCTTGATTAGGCATATATGTAAGGAAACCATCTTGACTTAAATTGTTTACAAAAGATGAAGGAACAAAATTGACAAAAGCAGCAAGAACCTTACTTAATCCAAGTTGATAATTAATTATGGAGTTTGTAGATTCTAATGTGGAAAAGTAGGAGGTGATAGAATTGAATGAGAAAGCACCAGCACCACTCGGCATCTTGTCGGGGACATCAACTTCACAAGTAACCGAAATATCATTTAATTCATAATAGCAATTTGCTAAACCAGTTGAATCTCCATCTTGGGCGTAGAAGAATTGAGAATCGGGGGAAAGGTGTATTTCAATTTCAAGAGGTACTTCATTTAATGGTAGTTTGCCAGCACCAAGAGTCATACCCGATGGTAGAGGTACACATACAGACGAGGCACCAGTATTTCTAACAACAGAATCACGGAAGGCTTGGTAATTAGGCATAATAAGAGACGATTCAGATAAATGCCCGATTTGGTCTTGTGCTCCCGCCATTACTGGAAGGTATGAACTCATGAAACGTCCATAATGTCTTATGTGTTCTAAGACTTGCTTGGTTTCTGCATGTCTGAATACTAATTGATCTATGCAACCATAAAATCCAAGTTTTTGAGAAGCCATAGTTTCAGCAGCAGCACCAGCAGTAGGATGTAAAGTCCCAGCAGCATCACGCCAAATATTTAATTTGCAAGATAGACGAATGCTACTTAAATCAAGCATAGCATCTTGTCTACCTACGGTTACAGTAAGAATTGGATTACCACGAGCAAAACTGACTTTGCCCGATGCTGGGACGTTATTTGCGTTTAAGGAAAGGTATTTTTTGGTACTCATATTTATATATTGTCTTATATAAAAATTTTAAAAAATAATTTATTTTAATTAATGTATAAAAAAAACTTACAATTCATTTAATCAATAAATATTAAATCCTTTTCAAGATTCATTTTATAGCAGTAATACTGAACCCCGAATGGAGGGGTATATCCTTTTTTGGGATTTGTTAAGTGGGTGAATGTTGGTCTCTTAAATGGAATGATAACTTGTAAATGATCTTTAAAAATTTTTTGAAACCATTTACTTAATAATAATGTTGATACACAAACTAATATAAATGGTTTATCTAATTTTTTTAATTTAGTACATATATCCTTCATTTTACTAAATGGTGGATTATCAATAATAATATCATAAGCGGGAGTATATGAAAAAAAGTCTCTATCTTCATGAATAATATTATATCCCATATCTTTAAAATATTCTTTTTGTTTACCATCACAATAAAACGGAGACCATATCACTTTGTCTTTTGGTATATAAGGGGCGATAATCTCCCAACCTTTTTTATCAGTTGCATAATTATCACTATCTTTATCTTTTGTGAAACTCATTTTATTATATAATATATTTTTATTTTATAATTCTACACTTACTTATGACCTCCAAGAATTAATTTATCACCTCTCTCAGTCATAAACCAATTAGATTTCACAAGGTCATTCATTAATTGTTTTTGATATTCTAAATCATCAGATTCATCATATTCTGTTGGGTGTGGATTATATGTTATTATTGCTTGAAATAATTTAGGAGAATATGATATTTGTTTTACTTGTATATGTCTAACTGTTTTTACTAATCCATTCATTACGAATACTAATATTTTTATTTTACAATTCTACACTTACAGAATCACCTTTAATAACAATTCTACGGAGATGGTATACAAAGCAATTGAAGAGTTTATCATGGGTTGGAGGTTCATCTACACCAGCAGCAGTCCTTTCATTATATAATAGTTGTAGTTGATTAGTTTTATTGTTAAGGTCTGCAACACCGTCATTTAGTGCATATGCCCTAGAAATTATAAAGTTACGATTGTAATCTACGAAAGAACGGGGAATAATTTTTGCTTGATTTAATCCCTTCTCTAATTCAATTATTGGACTCGCTGAGATTGATTTACCACCATTAATCTTACCAACTTTAACTGGACGTGCTGGTACTAACGAATTATCTATGAGCCACTGATATTCTGTGAGTTTGTCAATTATCCCTACTTG